TTGCTAAAGCAGGTATTCCTATTTCCCAAAAAGATAAAGCATCAATAGAACCTTCAACCAAAGCGACACCTCCATCATACTTCAGCTTTTTAAAGTTCTCGTTTATTAAGTTATCTTTTTGATATTCATGCTGACCATATAAAAATCCAGCTTTATTAAATCCTTTTGGATATAAATAACGAATATTAGCTTCTGGGTCTAATCTTCTTTTGATTACACCAAGAATTTTTCCGTGATGTGTTTTCAAAGGAATAGTTGCAGAATTAGTTAATGGGTCATATCCTAAATCAAACCTTTCTACAGTTTCTTCACTTAATCCACGGCTTTCCCAATATTCATGTGGATATTTATATTGGTCTAACCATTTTGATTCAAAATATTCAGTATCAGAATCCATTGTTGGGTCTGTAATGTATTCATCTAATTCACGAATAATATTATCGATAGCATCAACAGGAATTTCTTGTAGATGTGGATAATTTTTCTTAATACCTAATCTTCGTAATAAAGTATTCCAATTACCTTTTTCATTACAGCCATGACAAATCCATAATCCGTTTTTCTTATTAACGGCAAAGCTAGGATTGTTGTCTGAATGAAATGGACATCTACAATAAAATTCTTCTTCAGATTCAGTTACAACGTCTAAATGTTGATTGACTATCTTTCCTCTATAATCCATCACGCTTTACCAAATCCATAGCAACATAGTCTATAATTGCTGTTTGGTATTCACTAAATTCAAAATATTCTCCACCAGCAGTATGACCACCTACTTTAATTTTCCAATGATTTTCGCCTTTATTATCGGTTATCATTTCTATATTTTCGATAACTACACCTTGTTTGAAGTTACCTTCCATAACCATTCCAACTTTTAAGTCTGAAGGTTTCATAGCTTTTTTATTTCCAAGCGGTATAGTTCTTCCATAACCTAAATAGTATTTAACATTTGTTTTTCTTGACATTTTACCCCTCTCTATCAAGACAAATTCGACTTCGTCTTTCATTTGACTAATTCGTGTCCACGAACACGTGGAAACTTTTTCTCATGATGTTGAAAGCAAAATTTTTGTTTATTATATTGGCTAAGAACTTGTTCACAATCTTTATTTGCACAAACTCTGCCTTTAGCAAAAGTTTTACTTTTTCGAACTTTAGCTTTTCTAGTTCCTTCTATCATTTGTCTTCTCCTTGTTCTGATATAGCAAAAATACCAACGTTAAATTGCTGTGGTATATTTTTCATATCGTTTTCGGCATATTTAATTGCCTGTTCTTCAGTTTCAGCAAGGTAAGTTTTTTTACCGCTTAGTAAGATGTTAAATTTTTTCATCATCTTCCTTTCTTTTAACTATTTCCATAGTAATTTCTTGATTTAAGTTGTCAATGATTTGGTTAAACTTTTTTTCATACAACTTTTTGAGTAAAAACTCTGGGTCATCTTTTAATTCTTTAGCTTTAAAGATAATCCATTGAGTTTTACTATTCCAAAGACTCATCAGTCATATTCCAAATCATCTTGGTCTGAGATAATCAAATCTTGTGCATCATCTCCAGATATTTCTTCAAACGAACCAGAGCCTGGTGTAAATTTACAGAACCAGTTTTTGTTATCTTGTCCATGTCTGAATTTAGCTAATTTGAATTTAACAACGTGGGGAGATTTCTGTACCAGAGTGACTACACAGTCCGCATCCATACCTATGGCATCAGATTGAGATAAATGAATTACTGAAGGGGGTTCGTTACCTCCACCTTCTCTATTCATTTGTGCAGCAGATATAATCGGGATATCATATCTCTGAGCTATTGCTTTGATATCAGCACTTAACGAAGCAACAGCTCGCCAATCATCTCCCCCTGACTTCAACAAAGTTAAATAGTCTATATAAACAACAGTTGGCTTATGTTCTTGTATTCTACTAGCAACAACTGCTGGAGAAACTGCTCCTCTACTACCGTCTACTACTGTAAAACTTCCTTTAATTTTTTTAGGAAGTTCTTGTAAGAATTTCTTGTATTCTCTAATATCAAAGTTTTCACCTTTCATTAAATCTAAAGATTTGAAAGTTTCTTTTCCGTATTCTGAAGAAAGAAAACTTTGTACCCTAAACCCAATTTGTTTTGAAGGTTGTTCTAAAGATACAAATAAAACTTTTTCTCCTGCTTGTAATGCTGAACAAGCCATACGAATTAAAGTCCAAGTTTTTCCTTGTCCTAATCTAGCTCCTACTACCCAGAAATCTCCTCCTGATGCTCCACCAGTTAAATTATCTAAAGTTGGGAAGCCAGTTGGTATTCCAGCTAAACCTCTTTTATCTTTTGCAGCTATTCTTCTTTCAATATCTGCTAGTAAATAATCTCCATCTGATACAACATCTAAAGTACTAGAACCAGTACTAACTTTTTTCTGAAGTAATAAAATATCTTGATACAAAGAATCTAATAACTTAGAACCTTGTTCTTTTTCTTTTATATCTTCAAAAGTATTTTTCATTAAAGAACTTAACTTAGTTCTAACATAGTTATCTTTAACTTCTGAACAAAAATGTTCTAAGTCATCTACCTTGTACAAAGTAACTTCAGGGAAGTTAGTTTTAAAAGCATTAGTACTAGGTAAAGTTCTATGCTGTATAAAGTACTTTTCTATCCAAGAATATTCTTCAGGATATGATATAAAGTATTCTCTACTTATTCCTTGTTCAGCTATTACTGCGTAGTCTTTTCTGCGTAGCAAAGCAGAAACAAGAAGTATTTCAGGATGTGCTGACATCTTCTGCTCCAATCGTCTTATCTATTTAGTTGTTACACAAGCTCTTGTGATAAGAAAGTAATTTACACCATATTGATTTTTATGTGTAGTTTTTTTAAATATTTTTTTTTACTAGACTGTTTTACGAAGGAGAAGATAAATGGAAAAATACAAAGACCTTTTAGAAAGAGTTGGATTTACATTTGCAGAAGCATTCATTGCTTCCATAACTGTAGCTCCACTCATTGAATTAGATGCTTCAACTTTACAGTTGGCAATCATTGCAGGTGCTTCAGCAGCTCTTGTTGTAGTAAAAGAATTTGTAAAAAATAATATGCCTAGTAAGTAATACTGGTATAATTATTTTAGGGCTGGTACTGGAAAGACTTGCTAAGTGTTGCGGGACAGTTAGTAGGTAACGAGGGTTCGATTCCCTCCCAGTCCACAACATGGACGAATTAGATAAAAAAATTCAAAGAGAAGGTAAAAAGTTAGTAGCTAATTTAGAACGCCTTTTATCAATGATAGATGATTATTCAAATCCTAGAATGTATCGTTGTTCTGTTTGTAAAAGAAAGTTATCAAATCACAAAGAAAATATCTTTTGTGAAAACAGAGAGCATTTTTAAGAAAGGTTAAAATTTTCTCCCAAATTTTTTCTGGGGAATTATGCCACTAAGGTAAATCGTCTTCTGTTAGACCCCAATTTAAGCCTTCTGGAATACTTTTAAGGGATTGTTTTACTTTCTTTGGTGCTTTTTTATATTGGTCTGCTTCATGGCGAATCAGCACCGAAGTCAAGATGGCGTTGGGCGAAGCGGAAACAAAAAATTTACGATTTTTGCTCAACCACAGCCTCGCTTTGCTCGGCACAACAATGCTCACTACCATATTTGCAATTACAAATAGTGATATACGTACCGTCTTCATTTTTCGTTGTCATACACATAGAAATCAATCGTATCATATAAAAAAAAAGAAGTCCATTTAGTGTGGGTGGTGAATCAGTTGCCTGATTCGGGTGGGTTCACATCCAAATAGACTTCTTTAAATATATATATTAAATAAATCACTTTAAGAATAGTTGTAATCGTGATTTATGTCAAGGGAGTTTGGGGGATTTTTTCTGTCTGTAGCTTGTTGCATTGTAATGGACGATTGAATCTTCTTCTCAGAAGACATATATCAGTGACTGAGAAATCCCCCTCAACTTCCCAAATAATATTGTATACTATCTATGTTTTATGACAAATTATTCTTTTATGAGTTTCGCCATACCATATAAGCAACATAGTAAAGCCAAACCA